CCAGCTTGCCGTCGCTGCATTGCGTGCAGTCGTGGTAGCCGCGCGCTGGCTGGGGCTAGGGCAATCTCTTTTGTGCGCGAAGTCGTGTCCATATTCGACCGTTTCGCCGCAGCGTGAGCATCGTGGGGCGATCATCTCTGATGCCCTCATGATTGCACGTCCGATGATTTCCGGGATTTGCGGGACGACCGAGTTTCCAAGGGCGTGCATTCGGTCCACCCGATCTGGTATCCCATCCTCGCCTCGGCCCAGGACGGGCGAACCAGCCCCGTCGAGTTCGGGAAAAGCAATCGGAGCACAGAGGGCAAGTCCAAGCCCCGCGCTGATTGCTCGCGCATCCTCTCCGATCGTTCCGGCTTGCAGCCGCCCCTGTAGTCGTGAGCTGTCACGGTCGGCAGCATCTTCGCCCATTTCTTCCTGGCGTTGCTGCCTCCAGCCGATGTGAAGCGGCTCACCCCCTGCGCTGTTGGGGTAGGCAATGATCCAGATACGATCTCGCCAATGATCGGCACCAACGGCGGCAGCAGGAATGCAGTGCCATTCCGCATCATACCCGAGCGCGGCCAGGTCTCCGAGAACGCGGCCAAACCCTCGAACAAGCAGGTCTGCGACGTTCTCCACGATGACGAACCGGGGTCGAAGTTCGCCAATGATTCTGGCGTATTCGCCCCATAGCCCCGAGCGTTCGCCGTCAATGCCGACACGCGCTCCGGCTGAGCTGATGTCCTGGCACGGAAAGCCTCCGCATATGATGTCCACAGGTCCGACTGCTTCCCCGGTGATTGTTCTAACGTCCGTCGAAGATCGGGACGCCAGGCCAATGCTTGGCGAGAACGCGACGGCAGAACGGGTCGATCTCGCAGAAGGCAACGGTTCGCATTCCGGCCCGTTCGAGCCCGAGGCTGAAGCCGCCAATTCCTGAGAATAAATCGAGGACATTCATTTTCCCGCAAAATTAGCTGTTGACAGAGCAGGGCCAATGGCCCTATAAAGGGTCCATCGGAAGGGCGCTTCTGCCCGCTGATGGAGAGACAGATGGCCTTTTTGGTTTCGCATACCGGAAGTAAGACCCACCCCGCCAATTCCTTCGTGATGAAGGACGAAGCCGCCGCCGCCGACATCATGTTTCGGCTGGAATACAACGGCGCGGTTGGCGTGACCTGCAAAGAGCTGACGGCCGACGAATACCGCGCCGAGAAGGCCAAGCGCCTCCCGCCCCACCTGCGGCATCTGGCATGACCCCCGACGAATACCGCGAAGCCCTCGAAGCCCTCGACCTGACGCAGGCGGGGGCAGCAAAGCTGCTTGGCGTTGACGATCGAACGTCGCGCCGTTGGGCGTGCGGGGAACGTGACATCCCGCCGCCAGCCGTGCGGTTCCTGCGATACCTGATCGCGACCGGCCGCTCTGGCGAATATGCGATGAAGCGGCTTGCGTCATGACGCGCCACCACCCGTAGGGGTCTCGCGATATGCCGGAGACATGGCACCAGCCCCGGCAAGTGCGGCATTGCTGCTTGGCACACGCTCACCGGATTTGTGAGACGCTAGAATCACCGGGGCTGATCTGATCTGGGAAAGCGCGGCTTCCCCTATATATTTCGCGAAGGCTGGCGGAATTGCCTCCCGCAAGCCGTTGCGGTTCATCCACTGCGTACCCATGATCCAGCGCGCGTGATCGACGCCGGAAAAGTTGCCGACAATGTGCATGAACTCACCCTCTCGCGGCGGGCGGCCCATTTTGGTGTTCGGAGCAGTGTGTTCTGGATGTGGCGGCGCGGCGATCGGAAACGAGCATTCAAACAGCCGGTGCCGGTAGGTTCGCAGATCGAACATTGAGCCGCACAGCACGATAGGGTCTTCGAGCGGCGCCCCCTCGACGTTCTCGATGCAGTAGGGGATTCCTGACGCGCGGAGCATCGCCCTGGTGGGTTCGATCAGGTCCGGGTGGTTATTCTTCCGGATGCGCTGCGCCCGTGTGTGAGCTTGGCAGGGCGGGGAAGCCCATACGAAATCGAAGCCGGCCGGCAAGGTAGTGATGGCGTCTGCCCGGATGAATGGGAACGGATAGTTCGGCTGCGGAGCAATATCGACTCCGATTACCTGAAAGCCCGCTGCGTCGAGCCCGTAACCGGCTCCACCTTGGCAACAGAATAAATCCAATGCGACAGGGCGTGTCATTTCGCCCCGCTGTTTTGGTGGGTCGATGACATCGAGGATGTGATAGCGGCCATGATCTGCTCGGTTGACTTCCCTACATTTGAAAATTTGTAAGTGTCGCGTTGGGTGTAGCAGCCCTTGCCGCTAAAATCCGGATTGCGCTCTTGCATGCAACCATCCGGGCAGCAAATCACTCGCGCGATCTTTATGCGCAGCGTCTCCGCGTCTACGCTCGGTGCGTAGGCGACATCGTGCAATGCAGGAACCGACGCGATAATCGCTTGAGCAGTGCGGATCGAAAGCGCAGACGGCTGGTCCCAGTCGTTGCCATTGAAGGCTACGTGTTCAACTACTCCGGCAATGTCTTTGAGCGTGTTGTCCCCGGCGTTACTGGCGGGCTGCGGCGCGGCGTAGAGGGGCTCATGCTGGCGACCATATCGGGCAGACCACGCGCGTACATCTGCTGACGGCTCTTCCGTCCTGTAATCATAATCGCCTTCGCCGTCAGTGACGCGCCACGCGATTGGCTCGTCATTTCCGTAGGTGCAATGGGGATCTTTGCAGCCGGGATCGCCGCAGCCACTCTGCCCTTGGGCAGCATCGCCAGTACCCGCGAGTTTCGTTTCGTACCATGCTGCCGTGAATGCCATTGCGCCTTGCGGCGACGGGTTATCCGTCTCGGTGAGATACGCATCCCACAGGTCGGCGGGGTCCGTGATTTCAGCGGAATCCGTCATGGCATGGCCCTCGGCGCTTTTCGGTATTTTGCCAGATGCTCGTCGTGTCCCGTCTCCCCGGCAGGCTTCGCTTTGAGGGCGGCGCGGGCAAATCCCCTGATGATTACGAGCGCAGCGTTCAACTTTCCCCAATGCTCGAAGGCGTTTTCGGGGTTCACCGTGTGACGGTCGCCGTTAGTTTTAGTCTCGATCTCCCGCAGCGCGCCTTCCAGTTCCTGGATTCGAGCCTTGAGCAGCGATATGTCGTCGTAAGGCTGCTCCATGCCGCAGGCGCCGCATGACAGGTCGTTGTCGCAATGCACGCAGACCGGCGGATCACGCCGCGGCTCGGCTGGCTTGGGCTGTGAGCGAAAGTCCCCTGTCATAGCTGTTTGCCTACGTCGTCCAGCCGGGACCGCAGATTGTTGAGCACAGCGCTCGCCGCATCTATCTTGTTTTCGGCGCGGACCAGCAATTCCTCGATTTGCTTTCGAACGTCTTCACGCGTTTGGTCTACCAATAGCGTTCGCGCTACTGTTATGCAGCTTTGAGCCTCTGCGAGATGCAGGTTTACGCTCGGTGGTTTAGTCATTCTCGATCCCCCTTCATGTGCGCGCCAGCGCGTCGAAAATGACCGTCAGCGGCCACACCACGAACACGACAAACGCAAACACGCAGTAAGCCCATGCAGGAGGCGGATAGCCCTCGCAGGGTTGGCTGCATGGGTGTCCATCGGGTGGATAGATCATCGCTCGCGCTCCGCATGTACCGGCGTTCCGTTGAAGCGACGCCAGCTTGTGATCGTGCGGCGCTTCTTGATGCCGTTGTGACGGTCCTGGATGCGTTTCGTTTTCGCGATCAGCGGCACGTCATGCTTGGCTGTCTTCTCGCCATGGCATGGGTGGCAAAGCACCTTGCAATTCTCCAAGGTCGGCTCCCCGCCGAGTCCATCGGCAATGTCGTGGTCAAAATGAAGCTTCACTCCGAACAGCGCGCCGCACGTCGGGTTCTCGCACTTCTTGGCGGCCCGCTTGAGCGCATCTCGCTTTACCTGTTTGGAGAACTCGCGCCTCATGCCGGCTCTGTAACTGCTTGATCGTGGAACACAACGCCGTGGTTTGCGCCGAATTGCTCGATCAGCGTGAAAAGGTCGCTCATTTCTTCCTTGCTCAAATCCGACGATGATCGGCCCAGGTTTACAAAGCCGCTGCCATCAATGTTCGGCACCATGCGAAGCTCTCGCTTCAAGGCATCCAGAAAGATCAGCTTGTAGTCATCCGGGGTCAGCTTTATCCCGTGCCATGGAAGCTGCGTGGCAACGTCAGTTAGCATCGCCCAGAGCCTTGAATTTTGGTCCAGCGTTCGCTTCGGCGCCTGAAACGTTACCCGCGTTCCGTCCGGGAGCCGCGATGTCCAGTGCGCAGCTTTCTGACGAATGTCGGGCGACGTTAAGACGAGCAAAGCGCGGGTCATCAGCCAGCCATCCTCATGTCATCGCCAAGGTCCTGCTTGCGCAGTTCGGCCAAGTGTTCCTTGCAAACCCCGCGAAACATTTCCTGCCAGTCGGCCTTGAAGTCGGCCACGCGGGCGATGGTGTTTTCATCCTTCATCCACGCTAGAAATTTCTTGGTGTCCCCGAAGGCGTGAGCCTCCTTCTGGATTTGCTCGAATAGCGGGCGCTGATCGGCAACGCGCAGTTTCTTCGCTGGCGGTGCGTGCGGAATGTTGTCGATCACCTCGCCATGTTCGTCGTACTCGGCAGACGGCAGGATATCGGCCGGCCGCGTGACGTGCGGGTTCTGGCGCGGCTGCACAAACTCATCAGCCTCGGATTCCGAGTACAGGGCGCCATGCGAGACAAGCAACTTGAGAATGACGCGATCCCGCGCGCGCTTTTCAGCCATCGCCATCGGATAACTGTTCTTGTTGTTCGCAGGCGATGCCTCGCCGAACGACCATTCCTCATGATCGCCAAGCTTGCCGAATGCGCAAATAACCGCTATTTTAGCCGTCAAATCGCATATTTGAACGGACGGCCGATCCCACTTCACGCCAACTTCGACGGCGACGCGTTCGAGGGCCTTGTGCTTCACAACCCAGGTTGAGCCGTGAACTTCCCAGATTTCATCACTGTCGATTTTGTACTTCGCCATGAAATCCATGACGCCTTGAGAGGGTCTACCCATTGTTCTGCACCACGGTCAGGTGAGGTTTGCGAGTGTCGAGGAACGCGGCGATCAGCCGAACGCGCGTCATCATCTGGCCGACTGCGGTGACCTGACCTTCGACCAAATCAACGGTCTCGGGATTGTTCGCCAGCGCGCAAATCTCATCCAGTTCGCGGATCAGCCAGTCGCACTTGCGCTCTAGCTGTTCTTCTGCGGTCAAAACCGGGTCGTTCATTGCCTCGCGGACGGCTGTCATTTTGGCCTCGAACTGCATGGCTGTTACTCCTACTGGTTCGTGATATTTTCCGAGAACTGGGCTATCTTCGAAGCGCATCAGGCCGTTCCGATCAGATAGCCGATTGCGACGAACGCGAAACAAGCGAGGGCTACTACGGCTTCCATCATCAGGGCGCGCTCGGTGATGTTCATGTCTCGACTTCCTTCACCGCGTAGCACTCCCAATCAACAACCTCGCCACCGCTCTCGTCCTCTTGAACGTCCTCGGTGAGTTCGCTAAACTTCTTGCGCGCCTCGTCAGCATTCGTCGCTTCGACCGTCCAGATTTCGGAGTGGACAACGCGCATGGTTGCTTCGAATGTCGGCATCACGCTTCCTCCATCTGTTCGAGCAGATCAGCGATGGCTTCCTGTTCGGTCTTGCCGTAGCCAACCGGAGACGTTGAAAAGAACCCGTCCTGATCGCAGTCGCAGTCGTATGTGTCCCAATCGATAGCGACATAGGTTTCGCTTGCGGGGAGGCGCCCGTAACGCAGGCCCTCGTTGAGTTCGACCTTGATGTCCATCACGCCGCCCTCGCAAAAGCGTTTGCAGCCTGAATGCTGACGTGCTGTTCAACGAAATCGCGCTGCCAGTCGGTGAGCGGTTCGCCAGAGTTGGCCCAGATGTCCACCACGGATGTTGCGAACTCGCGGGTAACGTCGCTCGCGATATGCTCAACCGGGTTGAACACAATCACGGAGGCGAGGTTGGTCCACTCTCCGGCGGCGATGTCCCGAAGGGTCGCGCTGATGGTCATGTCAGAGAGCTTGCGCTCGGGCACGTAGACTTCGCCCTTGTCGGAGCAGATGACGAGGTAGAGTTGCTTGTCGAGATTGATGGTCATGTGCGGCTCCATCGGTGCGGCTTCGATGGATGTAACCTACAAGCGTCCTAGTAGGCTGTCAACTAGAAAACTTGTAGCTCGTCAAAAATAATTTATAGTCCTCCCGCCGGCATGGAGCCGGGGAGGGTGTCAGATGGGGCCGATTTGGGGTATTTCGTTAAGGAAACCTTAACTTGATTTCCGGTAATGAATGTCAATATTCTCTTGACAGTTGAGTCCGACAACCCGGTGTAGCCATGTCAGCCGCTTCGCAGCGAATCATCCAGATCAAGAGCAAATTCAACGCCAAAAACGGCCTTATTGCCGCTTTTAGTGATGATTTGACGGGCCTTCTTGTGGTCGGCCGGACAATCGAGGAGATCGAAGGCAAGCTTCCTGGTGCGATCCGCGAGATACTGGAGGCGGAAGGCAACATCGTTGAGGGGGTAGACATGCTCCCCGAAGAGGACGAATGGGAAGGCTCGCCGCAGTTTACCGCAGAAGCAAACTTCGCCGCTGCGGCCTGAATAGGTGACCCCGGATGAATATAGGGCCTGCATCCGGGCGCTTGGGCTAACGCCCTGCCGGCCTTCCTTTCAAGGCAGCACCCTGCATCAAAATCGCGATGGCCTGTTCCAGCAAATTGAAGACCCGGAGAATTATTCCCCGGAAGAGCGGGCTTCGCTCATTGATCTGATCAAGATGCGCATGGGCATTTCCGACCACTGATATCAAATCCCCCTGTACCGCAGCGGTTTACCAGACGCGCCAAAGTATGAGCCCAAGAAGTATCACTTGGATTATGGACATGACGCCCAAGACACCGAAGCGCGCCCCGGCCTCGGACTCTATTTCATCCAGGTTCTCGCAAACGAAGCGACGGAAATTCTCCTCTTCGCCCAACACTCGATATTGATCGTTGAAAGACCACTTTAGGAAATTAGAGCGGGTCATAGGTCCAGCACCGTTCGTTTAACCCGGCCGATGACCGCTGGCCCGCGGTCACCCTTGACGAGGTAGGGCTTATGTTTTTTGTTTGTGGAGACAGCCTCCCAGCGCCCGGGGCGATATCTCTTGTAGGTTGACCCGCCGTCCGTGTCCTGAATGACGTAACAAGCATTTGGCACCAGGCGCCGGTCCTTCAGGTTGACGAAAACGATCGAGTCCGGCGGGGAAATGCGATCCATCGAATCGCCATTCACTTTGAGGGCGATCCAGTTCCCTTTGGGATCGAGGCCGGCGGCTGCGCGGCGCTCGGTATCCGCATCAAATCCTGAATAGTCTGGCGTTTCGAGCTGGCCGGCGCTTACCCACGATATCAGTGGCGCCGTCACAATTGACGACGTATCCTCTGGAGAGAAATTTTCGTCTATTTCATAGGCGCTTACGTTGAGGGATCGCGCTATTTCAGGCAGCTTTTTTGTCGTGAGATCGAGGCCGCTTTCCAGCCGGGAAATGAGTTGTTGACTGACGTTTGCAGCCCTCGCCAACCCGGATTGTGACATCTTCCGGGCCTCACGTATCCGTTTCAAATTATCCTTTAAAGCCATACAGATAGGTCTACCAGTTCCCTTGTAGACCTTAAACACAAGAATTCTAGTTGACGGACAGCCGCCGATCTACTAGATTGCTTGTATGTTGACATTTCGCCCCCACGTCGAACGCGCGATAGCGCTCCACGGTTCGCAGGCAAAACTTGCGAAGGAACTGGGGTGTTCGCAACAGTACATTTCCTGGCTTCTAAAAGACGCCGATCAGATCAGCGCTGAAATGGCGATGGCTATCGACAAGGCAACGGAAGGTAAGGTGGGGGCCGCCGAGCTTCGCCCTGATTTGCCGTGGCCGATCAATCCGCCAGCCGTAGAGCAGGCAGGGGCAGCATGACCAATCCACATTTCCCTGACGACGCGACTCCTCGGGGGAATAAGGCCGTCGCTGTCCAACAGCCCCCCTCCGCGTCAGCGGCGGCCAATTCATCCGTACACAATCCAAATCGTCAGCAACAGCAGGACCACCATCGCAAGCATGTACACGCGATCCGACATTCGAGGGCTTTCTGATGACCTATTGGAGAACGAGCCGCCGGCATGTCGGGGGCTTTGACCATGCCGGCGGCTCTCCAGACGGCAGCAAATACGCACTGCCGGCAAACTCAATTCTTTCCTCTGGCCCGTCGCTCGAACTCAGCGAGATCAGCAAGCCTTCTCTTGACGAACTTGAGATGGGCGCGCGCGGCTTCCTCGCGGTCTGCCTCGCTTGTCTCTTTACGCTGCTCGGAATCCTGCTCGCTGTCGCGCATGCACTTCTCGTTGCGTAGCTTGTTGAGTATCAGGCTCGCGTGAAAGCCGATCGTTCGAAAAGTCATCTTAACCCCAATAGAAACAGGTGTTTGCGTCATGGGATTAGAATGCGGGACAAACGTTGTAAGCGCTCACAATAATGATGTGAGGGTCTGAGAATGTCTGATGCAGCGCTAATGCTGAGAGAACTTTCGCTCCCTTGGGGACCGGGGGAGCGGATCAAAAGCATTCTGGACAGAACGTCACGGCTCGCGCGTCTTACCTATTCCCGCACTTACGAAATCTGGTACGGGCGAGCGCGGCGGATCGAGCCACACGAAATCGAGCAAATCGCAGAAGCCTTGCGCATCAAAAATGAAAGAGCGGTCAAGAATGAGCTTCACGAACTCAGGACCAGGCTCGCAAGGCTCGAAGCTACGGTCTCGAAGGACTCGGACTTTTATCGCCCGGATGCTGATTACGCTCGGGACATGCTGCGCCAACTGGGCGGTTCGCATCGCTCCGTGGCTGGAAAGTGAATCGTAACGAGTAAACAGGGGAGAGAGTAATGGGCAGGCCAGCGTACAGATCAGATATTGCGGACCTTGAGAGCTTCACACGGGCGCAGAACGAGTATTGTTCTCGCGAACTGTTGGAAGCGCTGGTTTCGAACCACGGGCGCGAACTTCTCAGCGTAGTGCCTGAGGTGGTATCCGAGCCTGAACCCGATCCGCCGAAACCCCTCCCGCCGATACCGAATGCCGCCATTGCGGCTGCCGCTCAGATTGCCTTCCCAAAATACATGAGCCGGGTTGAAGCAATCCAGCGATCGACCCTATCAGAATTTCCAAGCCTTGTGCTGCTTGATATCCGATCTCAGCGTCGGACCAAAGTCGTTGTGCGTGCTCGTCAGGTCGCAATGTATCTAGCGAAAACGTTGACCGGACAATCCCTGCCAGAGATCGGCCGGCGCTTTGGTGGTCGAGATCACACGACGGTGCTGCACTCGGTACGCAAGATCGAGCGATTGATAAGCGTCGAGCCCGAACTCGCGGCCCAGGTTGAGCGCATCAAGGCGATCATTCCGGAGGGTGCGCCATGACCTTCAACATCCGAAAGCTCAAAATCCAGATCCAGTGCAAGGAGCGGGCACTTCGATCCGCCAGCCCGAACACATGGGAACGCAAACGGCGTGAATTGAAAGTGGCTAGGGTTGCGCTCGCCATTGCAAAGCAGACGGCGGCGGAAAGACGCAACGCCGCATGAACCCCATGGACGCCATCATAGACAAGAGCGACGAGCAAAAACTGATGCACGCCGCGAAGTTGCGCGCCGGGTTGAGGGAAGTGCTGCGCCAGTCCGTTCCGACCGATGATGCGCCGAAATATTGGGAATTGGGCTGGGTTTACATCATGCCCGATTTCGACACGCTAAACCATTCAATTGTCGAGTGGGTGAGCGATAAAATGCCAGTGTATCCGCCGCGTTCCGATCAACAGACAACCGAGAACGTGAATGACCGAGCCGGGACACAACGGACAGCTTAAAGCCCTAGTTGAGCGCATCAACCGCGAGGAAGACGCCAAGAAAGAAGTGGCAGACGGGATCAAGGATATCTACGCCGAGGCAAAGTCGGCAGGATTTGACGTGAAGCAATTGCGCCGCTCCGTGTCGATTAGTCGGCAGGACCAGCAGAAGCGCGCCGAGGCTGACGCTATCCTGGGAACTTATCTAGCTGCATTGGGCATTTCGGCTTGAACACCCCGATTGCAGACATGATTGCAAAAATGCATTCCGCCGGAATTCCGGTGGAAACGATAATACGTTCGGTTGCGACACTCGAAGAGGCGATGGCGGCGAGGGCCGTTTCCACCGGAATTCCGGCGGACACTTCGATGATGGAAAAGCGCCGCGCGTGGGACCGAGAACGCAAGCGAAAACAAGCTGCGGCCAGAAATTCCACCGGAATTCCACCCGACCATTCCACCGGAATTCCACCGGAAACTCCCTTCTTTATAAGGGAAAAGAAAGAAGAGGCTATCCAAGTAGAAGTTAAGGAAAAGAAAGAAAGTAAGAGGGATGCGCGCGGGACAAGAATTCCACCGGACTTTTCGATTGACGATGATGATCGAAAATTCGCGGCGTCCATCGGAATTCCACCGGACAAGGTAGAGGCCGAGACGCCTCAGTTTATCGACTATTGGGCGAGCGTTGCTGGCGCCAAGGGCGTGAAACTCAATTGGAAAGCCACTTGGCGCAATCGCATGCGAGACGTTGTGAAATACTTACCGACAAAGGTTTCTCATGGAACAGCTAAAAATGGATCAAGCCTCATCGCAGCGATCGACCGCAGGCTCGCCGAACTCGACTCGGAGGCAGGCCACGATTTTGCGCTGTCAGAAAATCCTGTTCGCCGCATATCGGGCTGACCAATACGCGGATGCCGAGACCTTCATGGCATCGCTTGGAGCTGTCCTGGAGGAGTTTCCGGACGAGGTGATTATCTACATCACCGATCCCCGGACCGGCATTCAGCGGCGCTCAAAATGGCCGCCGACGATCAGCGAAGTGCTGACGGCGTGTGAGGATCATCAGGAATATCTGGCCAAAATGCGCGCACCGCGGCTGGTCGTTAATCATCAACCGCGCCCTGATTTGCGCGATCTGTCGCCGGGGCATCTAGCCAAAATCTTCGTGCCCGAGGGCCACAACCGATACGCTGGTCTGGTCGAATGGACCTCGCATGCAGATCAGGCAATGTGGAAATTCGGCTCGTCATCGGATAGCCGGCCGGGCCTGTGGGTATCGCATCAGGCTTGGAACGATCCGCAATCGACCAAACCGAGTTCCGAGGCCTTGGCCATAGGGAGGAAGAATTGAGAAGATTTGGGACCACAAACACCTAGCGGACGATAGTGCGCCACTGGTGATCTGAGACTACCAACGAGGAGAGAAAATGACACCGAAGCAGCAATACGAGGCCCGCAAGGCCGAGCGCGCGAAGCTCAAGGATATGGACCTTCAGGCGCGCGAGCGGTCTAGCATGTTGATGATGCTCGACACGTTCGACCGCTTCACGACCGCCGTTGAGCGCATTGCCGACGCGCTGGAGCGGCCTTCTGTCCCGGTATCGACACTCACGATCGACCCGAACAGCGCCAGCGGCTTTAAGGTCGCGAACAGCTTCGGTGAGACATCGGGACCGCCAATTTACCTGACAGGTTTGGCTCTTTGCGAAAATGGAAATAGTCCCCATGATCCGCGACCCCTCAGACGGCAGTGTGAAGGCCGACCCGAACAAAGCGCACAACGATTTGATTCTGGATCGGCTCAAGGGCATCCCAATGCAACAGGGGACGTGGCGCGACAAGTTCGACCCGACAAACCCGAACGTGCCGCAAGCTAACGATAATCCAACCTGTCAGGAATCCTTGCAAGTTGCCTCCGGCCTTCCATTCTCCAGCACCAAGCCAGAGCAATATTCAACGTCTCGAAAAATCACGCTCGCAATTGAAGAACTACAGGAAAACGGGGGTTTGGGATGACGTGGTACATCGCAATAACTAATCCGAATTGCCATCGACGGGCCGAATCCGGTCTGGCTGCGATCGGCTACCGCGCGTTCTGGCCGAAGCTCCGGAGATGGGTTTCACACGCCCGAACCAAACAGGCGAAGGAATACCCGGTCCTAGGCCGCTACGTGTTCGTTGAAATCCCGGATGGCGAGTTCGGCAGGGTCCGCAACGTCAACGGTGTTGAGGGCTTCGTGGGAGGTTTCAATGGCGAGCCTGCCAAGATCCCCGCTCAAGTCGTTTGGGGCTTCCATGACCGCTACGCGGCCGGGGAATGGGATTTCGTGGCGAACGAGACCGGCGAGTTCGTCAACGAGGACGGCGAGGTGGTAACGCGCAAGAACCGGATACCGAACGGCGCCATTGTCCGGATCATGGAGGGCGAGTTCGCAAATCTCATGGCCACAATTCGAGGGCGCAAGAACGGCAAGCTGGAGTTTTTGGCTCGCGGCAAGTGGGCCTATACCCATGAAGCGAATGTGAGGGCAGCTTGACCCGATTTGACGAAGCCACGCTGGAGGCCGCTGCTGCTCGGGTCGAAGCGTTGGCCGGCAATGAGAAATATCAACAGGCATGGAAGCGAGCCGCGACTGTCATTCGGGGGATGATCGAAAAAGGTACCACGAAAGTACCAGACAAATCGAAGCAAATCAGTTCCAACTCCGCGCGGCCGGTATGACCGCTTCACCAGCCGGGAGGCTTGTGCCCCGCATGATCCAAATCCCGCTCAGCCTCTCAGGTCCAGCAAAGCAATTCGCGAAAGCCGTTGAGGCACATCGCAAAGCCTTGGAAGCCCACATGATGGGCAAGCCGGGCAAGCCCGTGCCAGTCCACAGCGATATCATCGAGGCGGTAATCGAGCGCCGGCCCCAGAAGGGCGACCCCGCCAAGCGCGGCCCGGATCAATTCGTCATTCTTCCATACGAGATCATAGACGACACGCCGGTATCGCCGGAAGTTCAATTGCTCAGGGATAGCATCAACCAGAAGGCATAGGCTCAAACCCTGTGACTCCGACATGACAGCGATTAAACAAAGGGAAAATAGCGTACCAATAAGCAAGGGGCGCCCTAAAGGCTCACCGAATAAGACTACAGCCGCACTGAAGGACGCTATCCTCAAGGCTGCGGAGGCCGTTGGTGAGGATATGCAGGGCAAAGGTAAACTGGTTGGCTATTGCAAGCACCTCGCCAAAACTGAGCCCAAGGCATTTGCGGGGCTGTTGGGCAAGGTGCTCCCGATGCAGGTAACTGGAGCGGATGGCTCTGCCCTGAAGGCTGAAGTCCAGATTACCATTGTCGATCCACGTTGAGGTTCCGCGCGCCTTTCAGCCGCTACTGAAGCCAGCTCGCTACAAGGCGGCTCACGGTGGGCGAGGTGGGGCCAAGTCGCACTTCTTTGCCGAGCAGATGCTCGTTCGCTGTTACGCTAGGGTCACTCGCGCCGTTTGTATCCGTGAGGTCCAGGACACCCTGAAGGATTCGGTCAGGCAATTGCTGATCGATAAGATTCAGAAGCTAGGATTAGGTCAGTTTTTTGATGTTCGCGAAGCTGAGATCAGGGGCGCGAACGGGTCCTTGATTATCTTCAAGGGCATGCAGAACTACAATGCCGAGAATATCAAATCACTGGAGGATTTCGACATAGCGTGGGTCGAAGAGGCCCAGACGCTATCGGATCGATCGCTTCGAATGCTGCGGCCTACAATCCGCAAGGAAGGTTCGGAAATCTGGTTCTCTTGGAACCCACGCCACGACAGTGATGCTGTGGACAAGTTCTTCCGCGGTGGAGCCAAGATGGCAAATGCCATCATCGTGCAGGTAAACTGGTACGATAACCCTTGGTTTCCAAGCGTTTTGATTGAAGAAAAGGACACCGATTACGCCAACTCGCCAGAAATGGCAGAGCATGTTTGGGGCGGCAGCTACGAGATCATTACTGAGGCTGCCTACTACGCCAAGCACATTGCGGCTGCCGAGCGCGAGGGCCGAGTTGGCAATTTCCCGCCAGTACCTGGGCAGAGCGTCTACACTAGCTGGGATTTGGGCGTCGATGATTATACAGCGATCTGGTTCTTCCAAATACTGCAAGAACCGCTTCGCGTGCGCATTGTTGACTACTACGAATGCGACGGCATGGGGCCGGATGAAATCCTGCCAGAGGCGTTGCCAGAATATTCGAAAGAGATCAGCGACGCAGCGGCCAAATTGGTGGAAATCGGCCGGCCGTTCCCGTTTCATTATCAACGTCACTTCTTCCCGCACGATATTGGGATGCGAGAGTGGGGCGCTGGCGCCAAGACGCGGGTTCAGACGGTCAACGAACTGGGCATCAGCTTAGGCTCGATCAATCGTGGCGTGGCGCAGAATCCCGAGGAGCGGATCAACGCAACGCGGCGTCTGCTGCCGATATGTGAGTTTCATCAGACCAAGCGTGTGATGGTCGGCCTATCTCGGATGCGCCGCTACTCGCGCAAGTTCAACGAACATTTGGGAACTTATCTAGGCCCGCTGAAGGATGGAAATGATCACGGCGCAGATGCCTTTGGTGAGTTCTCTGTGAACTGCGGCATCGTCCCTGTGAAGACACCCGCACCGGCGGCACCCCAACCCAAGCCAGGCCAGTTCGTACCGCCGCCCATCCGAGAGACCAGCGGCAAGAGGATTCGAGTGTGAACAAGTTCAAGCTGAACAAAGAAACCGGCGAGTATGAAGACGCGGGGCCACAGATTTCTTGGCGCGCGCCTGAATTAGCTAAGGCTAAAATCGCGGTGCCTAAAGCTGTGCGAACTCGCCGCGTCAAGGTTCCGGTTCTCTGTCTTGAAAAACAAAGACGGTCGCGTGTCGATTGGGACGCGCTGTTGCCCAATGATATTGCGGTCCAGCAAATAGCTTATGAGCGCCGCGCAACCGTGGTTGCGATGCGTAAGTCTGGCATGACGCTAAAAGCAATAGGCGAACAATTTGGGCTTACGCCAGAAAGAATCCGCCAAATGTATGAGAGGCAGTTGCGTACCAACAAACACGGCCTGCGATCACCGGCCGATAAATACTTGGAGACCAGCGAGAGGCCGGACTTCACTGGCGACCGGGCGCGGCGGCTGGCCATTTCTGCCCGCGAGATGGCCAATGGTAAGAGCCGAGACTGGCTGTATGTATAAATCAACCGCTCGCTCATCCGCTTATCTCGCTCGCTCTGGCAACTTCGCCACGCATGGCTCACGCGGCGGGCTTGTAAGCATTGTCCCCAAAGAACCGGAACTCAATTGGGACCCGATTGGGTTTGAGCGCCTCTTTCTGATGGTTCAAGATGCTGTTGAGGATCAGAAAGCGTGTGGCGGTACTACGTTTCTAGAGGGGACGATAGCAACGGCGGCTATGGCTGGCCTGCAATTCCCAAACGATGATCGGCGTGCTCGCGACGCGATGATTGCCGTGCTTGAAGCCATGAAGGTCCGCGACTGATGGCTGATGATGTCCTGTCCAGCAAAGAGGAGGCCAAGCTAGAACCAAAGTCCTCCCGTCGCTGGCTGGCTGAGATCGACCATGCCGAGAAGACGTTCAAGGACTGGCAGTCCAAGGCGGATAATCTCGACAAGCTCTATGCCAACCTGACCGTGTTGGCCAGCGATGGCCGTGATCGTCAGTTTCAGATGTTTTGGGCCAATGTTCAGGTCTTGGGACCGTCGATCTATTCGCGGCCGCCGATCCCGGTTGTCGTGCCGCGGTTCAAGGACCGCAAGCCCGTCCCTCGGATGGCATCGGAGCTGCTGGAGCGTTCGACGGTCGTCAGCTTCGAGCTTGAAGACATCGACGGCGTTATGAGACTGGTCCGCGATGATCTGACCATCTTGGCTCGCGGTGCTGCCTGGGTGCGCTACGAGTCCAACGAGGATGGCAAGGGACAGCGGGTCTGCATCGACCATGCGGACCGTAAGGACTTCCTGACACAGGCTGCACGGGTCTGGAAAGAGGTTGATTGGGCCGCCAAGCGGTCGTGGCTGACCGAAGAGAAGATGCAGAAGCGTTTCGAGAAGAACTCGGGCGAGAAATACAAGGACGCGGTATACGAAATCCGCAAGAACGAAAGCGGCGAGGACGACGGCGAGAAGAAAGCCGGCGTCTGGGAAATCTGGTGCAAGTCTGAAAACAAGGTCGTCTGGGTCACGGAAGGCGTTGACGTTGTTCTTGATGAGGGCGAGCCGCACCTTGATCTGGAGGGCTTCTTCCCGTGTCCGCGTCCTGCCTATTCGACCGTGCAGCGCCGCTCGCTTGTCCCCGTGCCGGACATGCTGTTCTACAAGGACCAGTTGGAAGAAATCAACGAACTAACGGCCCGCATCGGCGCGCTGTCGGATAGCTTGCAAGTCAGGGGCTTCTACCCTGCGGGCGCCGGAGAGATCGGCGACGCGATCGAGGCCGCGCTCAAGGCGACGACCAACAACCAAGTGCTGGTGCCCATTTCGAACTGGTCCATGGTTGGTTCCGGCGGCGTCAAGGACATGATCGTCTGGCTGCCGATTGATCAGATTGCAACGACGGTTGTCCAGCTTGTGGAACTGCGCAAGCAACTCATTGCTGACGTGTACGAGATCACCGGCCTATCCGACATCATGCGCGGATCGACCGACGCTAATGAAACCCTGGGCGCGCAGGAACTCAAGAGCCAGTACGGCTCGGTTCGTATCCGGGACCGGCAGAACGAGTTGGCGCGGTTTGCGCGCGATTTGGTGAGGATCACGGCCGAGATCATGGCCGAGAATTTCTCGTCAAAGACCATGCTGGACATGTCACAGCTAGACATCCAGACGGACGCCGAGATCAAGAAACAGATCGCGCCTTTGGAAGCGCAGATCAAGCAGATTATCGCCAAGGTTGAACAGGCCAAGGCTGATCCGCAGATGCAGCAGCAGGCAAAGGCCAACCCTGAGCAAGCGCAGCAAATGCTTCAGCAGGCCCAGCAACAGGCCGAAGGGCTCAAGAAGCAGATCGACAAGCTGAACGATACCGCGACCGTCGAAAAGGTCATGAAGCTGCTGAAGGATCAGCGGGTGCGGCCGTTCGTGCTGGACATCGAGACGGATTCGACCATCGCGCCGGATGAGAACGCGCAGAAGCAGCGCGCGACCGAGTTCATCACGTCAGTCGGTGGGTTTATGGGGCAGGCGCTGCCGCTGGTACAGGCCGTTCCCCAAGCCGCAAAGCTGATGGCTGAGACGCTGAAATACGTTGCAGGTCAGTTCCGCGCCGGCCGGGCACTGGAGGGCACGATCGAGGAGTTCGCCGACGATATGGCGATGGTTGCACAGCAGCCGAAACAGGACCCGATGGCCGCCAAGGGCGCCGCGGAGGCCGAGGCCGCCAAGCAGTCGATGCAGGTTGAGGCACAGCGGCATCAGCAGGATCAGCAGGCCGCGGCGCAGGATCAGCAGCGCAAGGACGCCGAGACGAAGGCCAACCAGGATAGGGAGGATTTCAAGCTCAAGGCGGAAATGGAATGCAAGGACGCTGACGAGGCGCGGAAGGTCAACGAGGCAAATATCAAGATCGCCAACATGGGCGCCGAGGAGCAGCGCAAGGCTCAGGAGCACATGCAAAAGCTCGATCTTGGCGCACTCGCGATCGAAAAGCTCAGGCTCGAAATCGAGGGCGTGAAAGTCAATACATCCGCCGCGGTCGCGACCACGGAAGCCAAGATCGACCAGACCAACACGCAGACGGACAACGCGATCAGGACCACGGACGCCAGCGTGCAGGCGACGGCTGACAGCACTGCAATCAAGGCTAATGCGGCCAAAGCCAAGGAGCCGGCGTAATGGCCTGGCCGGTCGTTACCAAGGCAAGCGGTGGGATACCTGTCACGATCGTCACTAACGGGCTTGGTACACCTTATGAGGAAGCCTCGAACGGCTTTGGGACTGGCGTCACGTTTGTAGCGGCGGGTGGGTTGCCCGTTGTCCTTGGGGGAGGCCTCATTGGCGGCGTTGCGATCGGTGCCGCTGGTACTGGCGCGTATGTGGGGTACACGCTGGCGGCGGGCGATGACTTCGATAAATGGTCAAATCTCGCATCTAAATTGATGGGCCCGGCGTCACCGAACGCGCCGTATGGTGCAACCGTTGTTTACGCAGCCGCTGGGTCGCGCGGCAATCGAACAAGCCTGATTTCCCAATACGATACTGACCCGATGCACACTGGTTACAACGACGCTAACAGGGGGGTAGCGTATCCATTCGACAACTGGAACGTTTCAGCATCGGTCCTGACATTGCAGGCGCGTAAGGCGTCCGTTGGCGAAACCGCGATGCTTGAGCCGACTGATGTTGCCAGTAATGGCGGCGTCCGCGCTCAAGTTTCGGGCATGATCCACACGGCAGGCGCCCTGTGGATTTGCCCTGGTACCAACCGGATCAAAGTCGAAGCGCGGGTCCGCATCTCCCACAAAACCGGCAACCCGATCGCGTGGCACGAAACGCCGCTCTGGATCACCCCGGCAAACCCGGTCGTTCCGTTCAACGGCAACGCCTGGAATTTCGAGGGCAACTCGCAGTTCTTGCAGTACACGCAAAACATCTACACCAGCGGAAGCCTATCGAATCCACCCGCGTACATCAGCAACCTTAATTATTGCGACGGTAACTACCATACGGTGATGCTGGATTTAGGGAATGGCGGCACCACCGATTTGCGGGTGGACGGCTCGGTTATCTTTGCCCAAGTGGCCGACTCCAACCCGAGCTTGCTTCCGACGTTCATCGTCAGCAGTTGCCATGTCTATAACGGCGACTTTGGCGACGGCAATTATAGCAAGGCGAATTGGGATGCCGACGCGGACGGCGCGAAGTATGAGCTGGATTGGTTCCGCGTTTGGCAGACAGCGGGCGCACCGCTCTATGTGCCGCTGATCTCCGTCCCTGATGTGAATCTATCTTATAACGGGACCACGACAATCGTTCTGCCAAGCGTCACGGCGCTATGGGGCGATGCCGCGGCCACGGACTATCTGCAAGCGCTCCCGCTGGAAGCCAACGAGCCGGGCAACACGGCGCTGGCGAAGTTCAGCCGCTTCCCGCCGGGCGTCACCTACAACAGCGGAACGCGCACGATCACGGTCGATTGGTCTACGGTCTCCGGAAATGCCGGTGCGGTGCATTTCTGCGTTGGTGCGTGGAAAGACGGCTCGGTTTGCAAGCCGCTGCGCTTTACTGTCAATCGCGGGCCGTTCTTGCAAGTCGGCAACATTTCGGCCGTAATTGCGACGCCGCTCTCTTATGATCTGTACGCCGTCGCCGACTGCGGGAACATTCTGCCGAAAACGATCGGCGTCACGGGTCTGCCCAACGGCCTATCCTACAGCTCCTCAACCGGCCTCATTACGGGCACGCCGACTGAAGTCAGTTCCGTCGCAACAATCACGGTGACGAACGGCGCCGGGCAATCCGTCGTCCGTTCGATTAGTTTTCAGAACTACCAGTCCGAAACCAACGCGCTGCTGGCGAAGTTCACCAATCCGTTGTCCGCGACCAAGGCAAACGCTTGTGACGCCTTCATTGCGGGCTGCAAAACCGATAGCAATTGGACGCTGCTCAAAGAGTTCGTCATGCTCGGCATGGACGACGCGCAGCAGGCCAAGGTCGATTGGGTCGGCAGCAACGTCGTGGCCTTGGTTGGTGTGCCGACTTTCACGGCGGATCGCGGATACACTACGAACGGCACATCGACCGCCATTGATAGCGGTTTTAACGTCACGGGCAACCAGAACAACGTCATGCTCGGCGTCTACTCCCGGACGGCGGGACAGACGGCATCCGCTGGTATTGGCACTTATTCCGGCGCGGCGGGCATCACGCTCAACACGCGCAGCACCACGGATCAGGTTCAATTCCGCCTGAATGACAATACCGCCGATGCGGTGGCAAATCTGGATGGCTCGGGCTGTTTCATCATCATCCGGGACGGGGCCACTTCGAAGAAGGTTTTCCGAAACGGTGTGCAGTTGGGCAGCACCTTCACCACAGCATCGAGCGGCACGATCAGCGGCAACTTTGGTGTTGGCGTCGCTTTGGTCGGCAACTCGTCGTTCTGCGCCCGGCAGTTTGCGGCGTTCTGGACGGGCAGCGGTGTTGGTTTCGATCCTGCTGCATTCTCGACCAGGGTCACAACTCTGCTGACCGTGTTCGGAGCCAACTGATGACCAGAGGGACCTTTGTCATTCGGAACGGCGAACTGGTGCGCAAGGGCGGGCCGAAGGACATTCGATTGCCTGTGCAGCGTTCTGATCTTCCTTGTCCTATGCTGGTTAGTGACACGATGGACGCGGCCGAACACGTTGACGGCAGGTTTTATGAATCGAAATCGGCCTTCCGGAAAGTGACAAAGCAGCGCGGCTTGGTCGAGGTAGGCAACGATCCGGGCCGCATCAAGACAATGAAGAAGCCAGATCGCGCTACCCGTGACAAGGCGATTGACTCCTCGGTAGAGCGGGCATTCGCCCGTGCCAAAGCCTAGCTCCTCTCAAACAGGAAAACACCATGACCGATGCAGCCGTTATCGCTGACAGCGCCCCCGCGCCCGTTGAAGGTGCACCTATCGCAGATGTCGGCGCGAATTTCACGGCTCCGCTTGGTTCGCAAATCCCGCCGGACGCTGTAGCCAAGCCAGCGGAGCCAAAATCCGCATCGATCGATGACAGCTTGGACCGTGCGATTGCCAAGAGTGCAGCGTCAAAGGACGCAAAGCCGGATGTCAAAGCGCAACCTGTGGCCAAGGAGCCCGTCAAGGTCGAGCAACCGCGTGAGAATGGCAAGTTTGCTCCGAAGGATGGCGTTAAAGCGCCGGTTGCGGACTCAGCCGTGGCCGTGGATTCGGCTAAACCAGCGGAGGCCGTAAAGCCAAGCCATGCCGCTGAAGACGCCCCAGCGCGCTTCACCGAGACGGCCAAGGCCAAGTGGGCGAGTGCCGATCCTGAAATCCGTGGCGAAACGCTGCGGATGCAGAAGGAATTGACGGACGGCTACCAGAAATACAAGCAGGCGGCCGAGCGCGACGGCACGCTGGCCGATCTGCACGAAGAGGCGAAGCAGGCAGGGAAGGAGCTGCATTCCGTCGTCCGCGAGTATCGGAACATGGAAAAGCAGCTTCATGAAAACCCGGCTGCTGGTATCGAAACGATCCTGAACCGTGTTGGGCTTACGCCGCGCCAATATGCCGAGCATGTTCTTGGACAGACGCCGGATCAGGTGGCCAGTCAGCAGGACACGACAATCCGCGAGCTGCGGCAGCAAAATTCAACGCTGGAGCAGCGCCTCAACAAACTTGAAGGCGGCTTCCAGCAGCAGCAGCAGAACTCTACGCTGACCGAGATCAACGCATTCGCAAGCAAGCCCGAACACGCGCGCTTTGAAGAACTGGCCGAGGACATCGCCTTCTTCATGCAGTCGGGCCGCGCGAAAGACCTTCCAGAGGCCTACCAACTGGCGGAACGGCTCAACCCCGCGCCCGCCAAGGCCGCTGAACCCGCAGCCTCATCCGCTGCTCAGATCGATCCTCCGGTTCATCCCGACAAGGGTCAGAAGTCCATCAACGGCGCCCCTTCCGCGGGAAGCACACTCCCAAGCGGAAAGAAACGCGCCATCCTTTCAATCGATGAATCCCTGAGCCGAGCATTCGGTCACGGGTAGGAGATAAATAATGTCTATCAATCCGGTAGCCAACTATCAGCAAGTGCTTTCGATGGCGCTTGAAGATCGTGCGCCTGCCTGGCAGGATCTTGTTTCGAACTCGAACATCCTGCTCGCCAAGGTGCGAAGCAAAGGCCTGTGGGAGTCATATTCCGGCCCCCGCATTCGTGAAACCCTCCAGATCGCCAAGCAGGATGCCCAGTGGTATTCCGGCTATGACTTCCTGGACAATCCCCCGATCGAGCTGTTCAACGACGCCTACTACACCCCCAAAATGGTGGCGATCCCGATCAGCTTGACCATGGAGGAAATCCTCAACAACCAGGGTGAGAACCAGCTCAAGCCGGTGCTCAAGTCCTACATGAAGGCGGCGGAAAACGCCCTCGAAGACGCCATGGATACGGCCATCCACTCGGACGGCACGGCCAACGGCGGCAAGCAACTCACGGGTCTGGCAACGGCGGTTCCGATCGTTACCAACGCCGGCACCTATGGCGGCATCTCGCGTGTGGATAACGCGATCTGGCGCACCACGACTTACGATCTCCACTCCGCGTTCTCAACGATCGGCACTCAGGTCACCTCGACCACGATTCGGCCGTTCCTGAACCGCATCATGACGGCCCGTTCGCGCGGCAAGCGCTATGCGGACCTGCTGTTGATGTCGCCGGAGCATTACGAGGCTTATGATGCTGCCACGCTCTCGATCCAGCGCGTGACCAGCGAAAAAAGCGCTCTCGGCAAGCTCGGCTTCTCGACGCTGGAATACATCGGCGGCGGCAAGAACGCTGAGATCGCCCTTGACGGCGGTATCGGCTCGAACATGCCGGCCAACACGACCTACGGACTGGATACGGACAGTTTCCGCCTCCGCTACAATCCCAACCGGAACTTCGAAAAGCTGTTTGATGGCGATGGGCAGAAGCCCATGAACCAGGACGCGCTTGCGCAGTTCATCGGCTGGATGGGCGAACTGACCGTCACCAACCCGCTGTTCATGTGGCGCGCTTACGACAGCAACCCGGCGGCGTGATCTGAGGCGGCCTTCGGGCCGCTTCTTTCCCCTTTCAATCAATTCGGAGAATGCAAAATGGCTTATACGATTGTCGATCAGGCACTTGGGCTTCCCAAGATCGCCAGCACCTCCCTCACGCCGTGGCCGGCCGTAGCGGCGCTGGGCACGATCGTGAGGGCCGTCGATCCCACTTACGGAATGGGTGAGTTCATTTATCTCAAGGGCGTCGCTTCAACCCTTGTCGGTTCATGGGCTCTCATCAACTCTGACGACTGGAGCACCACGCTTCTGATCGCGGACATGAAGGGCGCCGTTGGCATCGCCATGTCTGCCAACGTTGCCAGCCAATACGGCTGGTATCAGATCAGCGGCAAGGCGCTGGGGCTTGCGCTCGCCTCCTACGCCGATAACGCGCTGGTCTACGCTACGGCGACGCCTGGTCAGGTGGATGACGCTGTGGTGGCGGGTGATCGCGTCAAGAACGCCATCGGCGCCAGCGTCATCGTCGGCGCCGGCATTGCGGAGTTCGAGATCAACCGGCCGTTCGTGGACGACGCGGCTGCGGCATAACGACAACAGGGCGGGGGACACAAAATCCCCCGCTTTTCTTTGCACCCTCTCAGACAGGATTCGAAACCATGGCTTCAGCTACCGATGCGCTCGTAATTCCAAAATTCTTTATCCACACCACGGAGAACAAGGCCAAGTCCAAGGCGGCCGGCCGGCCGATCTTCGAGGACATGGAATGTGTGGAGGTCCGCTTCGCCGGCAACCGGCAGACGGTTAGCGTCTTCCCGGCTCATGCCCAGTGTGGCGAGACGCAGGACGAGGACGGTGACACTCACGTCATGACCTATGCGCAGCGCTGGCCCGATCAGTACAAGCGATTCAAGGCAAAGCAGCAGCAGGTTGCCGAGGGCACGCCGATCGATGAATTGTCATTCCTCCCTGCGGCGAAGCGCTCCGAACTGAAGGCGCTCAGCATCTACACCGCGGAAGCACTGGCAGCACTTGACGGTCAGGAGCTGAAGAATCTCGGGCAGGGCGGGCGCGATTTGAAGAACCAAGCCCAGGCTTATCTCGACAAGGCGGCTGGCTCGGCTGATGTCGTCGGCATGGCGTCTGAGATTGACGAACTGAAGCGGCTTGTCGCCGAACTTCAGTCTCAGAAGGCAGCGGAGAGTGGCGCCTCGCAATTCGAGTCTTGGACCAATACCCAGATCAAGGACTGGATCGAGGAGAAGATCAGCGAGCGCCCGAAGGGGAACCCTTCGCACGCGACGCTTGTTAAGCGAGCGGACGAGATCGCCGTTGGTCTCGCCGACGAACAGGCAGCCTAGGAGGCTATCATGCACTCATCGCAAGTATCGTTCCGCACGATCGATGCGGATGTTACAGACGTAGCGACCGGCGAGAAGAAACAGCCGATGGACATCATTGAGATCAGGTATCCCGATGGCAAGGTTTCGGCATTCCCTGCCGAAAGCGTCAGTCCGGAGACCGGCCGCAAGTACAGTGAGATGTACGGCAACAAGTATCAGGCGTTCAAGAGCGGCGAGCCGGATACCGATCGGGTGAAAGTGCTGGAACGTGAAATCGCCGAAAGGCAGGCTGAACTCGACGGCCTCGGCAATCGCCCTCAAGGCGATAAACGCGTGCAGGAAAACCTCGGCTACGGCGAGGCAGACCACCACAAACCGTTCGACCACATGACCAAAGCGGAAATCAACGACTGGATCGCGAAGAACTCGGATGAAACGCCGCCCAGCGACGCCAGCAAGGACAATCTGGTCAAGCTCGCCAAGAAGGTAGAGCGCAAGCAGAAGGCCGCCGCATAATGACCGTATTGTCGGCTTGCGCTGAAGCAGCAATTGAACTGAGCCAGAGCGAGCCGACAACGCTGTTTTCCACGACGAACAGGTTTGCCAAGGAACTCCGGGTACAGGCGAACAAGTCTGCGGTGGCGATTGCCAAGGCCTATGATTGGCAGGCCCTGACCAAGCAAGCCACGGTCACAGGCGACGGCTCGGACACTTCGTTTGCGCTGCCTTCTGACTATGACCGGATGGTCCTGAAAACCAACCTTTCGAGCGCTTCAACCAACATCGATCTTGTGAAGGTTCGCGACCTTGATCAGTGGGCCTATTTCCAAAACCATTTCAGCTCGACATATCCAGGCTACTGGATGATTCTTGGCGGGGAAGTGCTGGTTAACCCGGCGCCTGCCTTGGGTGTTGAGCATTTCTACTACTATATCACAAAGAACGTGGTGACTGGCGACAAGGTGGCATTTACCGCGGATACCGACACGTTTGTGTTGCCTGAGCGGCTGCTCACGCTTTCGATCATCTGGCGCTGGCGCGCTTCCAAGCGCATGGAATACGCCGAAGACATGCGCAACTTTGAAATTGCTCTGGGTGAGGAGACTGCGACGGACAAGGGTAGTCGCGTCCTTGTGGTTGGTCGTCAGCGCGTGCCCTACAATGTCCGCACGGCCTATCCGGGGCCGCTCGGGTGAGACAACCCGCACCGCGCGTTAAACCGCGCCTCGCCAAAATACAGACATTTCCGGCGCCAACCGGCGGCTGGATCAAGAACGTCAACCTTGCAACGCCTGACGCGCGGCGCGCCGATGGGTCGAAGGTTAGTGGTGCTGCGGTTCTGGAAAACTGGTTCCCGACAGCAACGGGGATCAGGATGCGCGGCGGCTCTCAGGTCGTCGCCATTACTGAAGACGGCAAGGATATTCTCTCGCTGTTTACTTATGTGAACGGCAACAACAGGTCTCTGTTTGCTTCGACCGCGACGGCTATTTTCGATATTACCGGGTCGTCCGGTGTCACCTATCTGGTGGACGACCTCGGCAATAATCTGGTTGATGATCTGGGCAATCTAATCGTCACGTCCGGTATTGCTGACGAAACGGTCTCCAGTTTGACCGGAGGGGATTGGGCCGTTGTTCAATTTGAAAGCTCCGGCGGCGTCTACCTTCGAGCCGTCAACGGCATCGACACATCACTGGTTTATGATGGAACGAGCTGGGGCACATCTCCGGCTATCACGGGCGTTTCGTCCGCGGCCCTGTCCTATGACTGGGTATTTAAGAACCGGATTTTCTTTGTCGAGAAGGACACGCTGAACGCCTGGTACTTGGCTGTGGATACGATCGGCGGCGCGGCATCCAAATTTCCCTTGGGCGGCGTATTCACGCGCGGTGGGTCGCTGCTGTTCGGTGCTTCATGGTCGCTCGACACGGGATCTGGGCTTAACGAGCAGTGTGTGTTCGTTTCGACGGAAGGCGAGGTAGCGGTTTATCAGGGATCGAACCCGGCAGACGCTGCCAACTGGAGCAAGGTCGGTGTTTATCGGATCGGCAAGCCGCGGGGACCAAAGGCGCACATCAGGGCAGGCGGCGATCTGGTAATTGCAACAGATATCGGATTCGTGCCGCTGTCGGTCGCCGTTCAAAGAGACGTGGCGGCGCTTTCGCCATCTGCTGTCTCGTATCCGATCGAAACCGCTTGGAACGATGCGGTTCGGGATCGAACGGGTAATTGGCACTGCGAGGTATGGCCCACGAAGCAAATGGCTGTCGTGGTTCTTCCGACGCCGGCCGGGTCTCAGGCTCAAATGTATGTGGCTAACGCCAGAACAGGCGCCTGGGCGCTGTTCACGGGATGGGACGGAACTTGCTGCGCTTTGTTCGGTGATCGGTTTTTCTTTGGATCGATGGATGGGTTTATCATAGAGGCCGAAGTCACTGGATACGACCAGGACGCGGCATATACTTCCACGGTCGTTCCCCTCTTTGATCCGTTGAAAAGCCCGGCCTCGCTCAAGGCCGGATTGCTTGCTCGCGCGACTGTTCGGGCACCTAGCACGGTGACGGTGCAGCTTTCGCTGCAATCCGATTACGACATCAGCCTGCCGGCGCCGCCTGACGACATCAGCGCCCCATCGGGTTCTACGTGGGGGTCTGGCGTCTGGGGCGAAAGCGTCTGGGGCTCGGCGGTTGAAAAGCAGACGTTTCGGGAATGGCAATCGGTCTATGGTGAAGGCTACGCGCTTTCAATTGCGGCTCAAGTCACCAGCGGTTCGATATCGCCTCCCGATGTCGAATATGTTCAAACCGAAATGACCTACGACATAGCGGATATCGTAAGCTAGTGATCGTCACGGATGAGCGGGTAGCCAGATTCGTTGGCGAGCGCTGCGGGACGATCATCTACCCGCCCTTTACTGTGATGGGGATCGAGAAGAACGGCGAGATCAGCGCGGGCGTAGTGTTCAACGCCTACACTGGGAACGACATCGAGGTCACGGTAGCTGGCGGCCCGTTCAACCGGGATTTTATCGCGGCTGTTGGGAAATACGTCTTTGAACAGGTCGGCTGCCTTCGCATGTCGATCACGACTGAACAACCGAAAGTCATCGAAATTGCTCAACGGCTCGGCGCTCAAACCGAAGGGCTAAAACGGAACCGCTTTGGCAAGGGCAGGGACGGTACGATCCTTGGCATCTTGCGCGAAGATTGGAACTATTAAATGAACGATCCGTCACCAGCGCCTATCCCTGACGCCACAGCTACGGCGGCGAAACAGGGAGAGATGAACCAGAACACTGCTACCACGCAGCAGCTTCTGAACATGACGAACCAAGTCGGTCCTGACGGTTCTCTGACCTATAACCAGAGCGGGACCAATTCCTTCACTGGCGCAGACGGTAAGACTTACAGCGTCCCGCAGTTCACGGCGACGACTGCTCTCTCTCCGACGCAGCAGGCATTGAAAGACCTGACCGACAAGACCAAGTCCAACATCGGACAGATCGGCGTCGATCAGTCGGCAAAGATCGGCAGCCTGCTCGGGACCAATCTGAAGCTGGGCAACGAAGCGACTGAGGCCCGACTGATGGAGCTGGGCACAGCCCGTCTAAATCCACAGTTTGCGCGCGACGAAGAGTCGATCCGCACCAGGCTTGCCAATAGCGGTATTCGTGCGGGATCCGACGCGTGGAATGCTGAAATGCAGCGCTTCGGGCAGACTAAGAACGACGCTTTCAACTCGTTGCTCCTGTCAGGTCGAGGGCAGGCCAACACAGAAATCATGGCAGAGCGCAACGCGCCGATCAACGAGATTTCGGCGCTTTTGTCTAATTCTCAAGTATCAAACCCGAATTTCACCAATACGCCACAGACCAACGTCGGCGGGGTTGATTATGCAACGATGGTTGCCAACAACTACAACGCGGCGAACGACCAGTATAAAACGCAGGTTGGCCAGAACAACGCACTGATGGGCGGACTATTCGGGCTGGCTGGCACGGCGGCCACGGCCGGCATCAAATATTCAGATCGCAGACTGAAGTCAGATGTCCGGTGCATCGGCACGACGGTCTATGGGCTGCCCTTCTATGAATATACGATCTTCGGCGAACGTCAGCGCGGCGTCATGGCGGATGAAGTTACAAAGATCATGCCTGCGGCGGTCGTGATGCAGCCGAACGGCTTCTCAATGGTCAACTACTCAATGCTGGGGCTTGCCTGATGGCCGCTTTTGTATGGGGTGACGGTGGTACGCAAATGACGCCTGAGCAGATCGCCGCTCAGCGTAAAATTGCGGCGGCTATGATGGAAAAGGGGATGGATTACTCCCCGGTTCAGGCATGGTCGCAAGGTGCATCGCGTGTTGCCCAGAGCATGCTAGGTGGGTTTGAAAGTCGTCAAGCTGATGAGTCAGATAAGGCGAACGCTGAAGCGAATAAGCAGATGATCGCCGCTTTGCTTGGAGGGGCCGCTGGCGTGGCACCAGTAGCGCCCGTCGCCGCGGCCAGCCCGCAAGCTGCGGCCCCGGTGGCCGCTTCTCCTGTTGCCGCGGCGCCTGCCGGAAACGTCGCTCCCGGCAAAATCTATTCCGAGAACGAACCGAGCCCGCTTGACCCGCCGTCCGGCGTTGATCGAGATCGAGCCATCCGCACGGTGCTTGCGGAGGCTGGCAACCAAGGCCCCACAGGCATGAACGCTGTAGCCAGCGTGATCCGTAACCGCGCTGTCAATGGTGGCTACGGCGGCAATACGCCTTCTGGCGTGGTTACGGCGCCCAGCCAGTTCGAACCATGGAATACGGAAGCTGGCCGATCCAAGATGGCGGCGATCGACCCGAACGGCCCGTCTTACCGGGCTGCCGGGACTTCACTGGACGCGGCCTATGCGGGTAACGACCCGACCAACGGGGCTGTGAATTTTATCCAGCCGAAGTTGCAGGCCGATTTGGGCCGTCCCATGCCGGCATGGGCTCAAGGCCCAGGGACCATGATCGGCGATCACAAGTTCATCGGCGGCAAGCCGGTTGATCCTGCTGCCCCTCCATATCAGGTTGCAGGTCCGGCCGTGGCCGCACCGACTGAACCGGACCCGGTTGCACCGGGCCTTGAAAAGGTGGCACAGGCGATGACGCCCACGGCCTCGCCGATCTCAGGCATCAACCCGGCTGTGGTCCAAGCGATGACCAGCCGCTATTCTGATGCCGGCACAAAGGCCATCGCCTCCGCAATATTCCAGAGCCAATTGAAGGGCGAGACAACCGACGAAATCAAGGAATACAATCTCGCCAAGAAGCAGGGCTTTGCCGGATCATTCTTTGACTTCAAGTCCGGGCTGAAGAAGGCCGGGGCAACGAACGTTTCGGTCGATACGAAGGGCGAGAACAGCTTTGCGACCGAGGCCGGTAAGGTCCAGGCCAAGCGGTTTGATGAACTCGCCGGAGAGGGCCAGAAGGCCCGCCAGATGGTGTCGGATATCGACACCCTGACTGAACTGGGCAAGAATATCGAAACCGGGAAAACCGCAGAGGCGAAGGCAAAGATTGGCCCGTATGCGGAAGCTCTCGGGATCAAGGTCGATAAACTGAGCGACATTCAGGCTTACGAAGCAATCGTGAACCGTGTGGCCCCGTCGCTTCGTGTCCCCGGCTCTGGCGCACAGTCCGATTACGAGCTGAAGAACTTCGTCAAGTCGCTGCCGTCTCTCGGCAATACACCGGACGGTAACGCGATGGCCGCGGCGACCCTGAAGGGTCTTCAGGAAAACAAGGTTCTGGCAGCCGAAATTGCTTCCAAGGCCCTGAACGGCGAGATCACACGTCCGGAAGCTGAAAAGCAACTCCGCAATTTGCCTGATCCGATGACGAACTATCGCGAGTTCATGAAGAACCGAAAGCCCGCAGAGACGAAGGCAACAACGGTTGACCCCGCCGCGCTCGAAGAAGCAAAACGCCGAGGCTTGATCAAGTAATGGCCGACTTTTCGAAAATGTCTGACGCCGAATTGATGGCGCTGGTGCAGCCGCAAGCTGCGGCAAAGGACTATTCGAAGATGTCAGACGAAGAGCTTATGGGCGTGGTGCAGCCATCTACTGCCAAAGACGCATACAAATCTTTTGATGCGGGGGTGGCGAAGGGCACCTCTCTTCTGCTTGGTTCTCCCGGTGATCTGACAAATATTGGCGCCAAGGGCATCGGCATCGCCAGCGACTGGATCAACGATAAGTTGGGTCTGCCGAAATACGAACAACCAAAAGAGAAGGGGCCAGTAGCCGCGTTTCTGGAGCGCAATCTCCCGAACAGCGCAGGCATGGAAAAGGAAATCCAGAGTCGTTACTACGGCGGCGAGAAGCCTTATGAGCCGATCACCCCGGCGGGACGCTATGCCCGCAAGATTGGCGAGTTTGCCGCGTCCGCTCCGATCGGCCCCGGCGGGCTAGTTGCCAAGACGATTGCGACGGTAGGTGGTGGCGTCGGCGCAGAAGGTGGTGGCGACGCCGCAGAAGAGCTGATTGGGCCAGACGCGAGGCCCTATGGCGAGATTCTTGGCGGTGTGGCTGGCGCCATGTCCCCCTCTGCACTGGGGCGGGTTGTCACCCCGTTGCCAGCGTCCCCGCAACGTCAACGGCTGGTTGATATTCTCAACAATGAAGGCGTCACGTCGCTGACTGCTGGCCAGCGGACAGGGAATAAATCGCTCCAATTTGCCGAGAGTTTTCTTGGTGACGGGCCGCTGGCCGGGCAGGGCGCGTCACGCATTCAACAGCGCGGGCAGGAACAATTCACGGAAGCGGCCATGCGCAGGGCTGGCGGTGGCGCGGATGCTGCTCCGGAGGCCCTAGCTGCGAACAATACACGCCTTAGCAACCAGTTTGAGGAACTGTCGGCACGCAACGTGCTGACCCCCGACAACCAGTTTATAACCGATCTGACGACAGCTGTCCGGGACTATCGCAACGTCCCAAATTCACAACAGCGCGCTATTGTGCAGGGATACGTTGACGATATCGTGGGGCATGTGAATGCAGGGCAGATGTCCGGCGCGCAGTACCAGGAAATGCGCTCGCGGCTCTCGCGGCAGTCTAACGGACTTCGGGTCAGCGACCCCACACTTTCGGATGCCTTGCGGGATATGCGCAACGCGCTTGACGACGCTATGGGTCGGTCTATCCCGGCCGGGTCCGCAGATCACGCCCTCTGGAATCAATCTCGCCGCGAGTGGGGCGCGCAAAAAACCATTGAGAAAACTGCGTCTCGCGCTGGTGAGGCTACGGCGGAAGGCCAACTTGTCCCAGCCAACCTGCGCAATACGGTCTCAGCCAACAACCGAGGTGCATATGCGCGCGGAGAGGGTGATTTCTCGGAGCTGGCCCGCGCTGGCGCCGGTGTGATGGCTCCCTTGCCGAACTCAGGAACGGCGCAGCGTAACGCTCTGACAAATTTGCTGATGTTGCCCGTGAGTGCCACGGCTGGACGCGCTATCACCTCGCGGCCAGTTCAGGCATATCTCGGCAATCAAGTATTGGCGAGGCAACTAGAGCAGCTCCCGCCGGGGCGGCAGGCTGTTGTCCGCGCGATGCTTGCCATGGGCCGCCCGGAACAGATTACGGGTCCATCTAGATAACCGGAAAAGATCGCCGAGCAATACGGTCGCGGCAAACGCGCACGTCGCGGCAATGAGGCCGAGAACTAAACCGTTTGGCGTCCACTTGTAATAAACCCCCGTGAACATCACGGCGACAAAGACAGTTAGCTGCAAAAGTCTCCAAAGCATCCGGCCACTCTAGCCGAAACCGATCAATCCTCAAAGGCTCGCTTTCCGCGGGCCTTTTTCCTTATGGGGCAATGACTTAATGCCTACAGATGCGAACGGCGTATACAGTCTACCGGACGGCTACCTTGCCGAAACCGGGGAGACCATCCTAGCCAGCCAGCACAATCCTCCGCTTGAGGATTTGGCGGCGTCGATGACGCTGCGGTTCATGCGGTCTGGCGTTGCGCCGATGACCGGGCCCGTCAAGGCTGTGGATGGAACGGTATCGGCTCCTGGGTACACGTTCAGCACGGCCCCATCATCGGGCTTTTATAAAACCGCAGACGGCATCGGCGTTTCGGTCGGCGGTGCGATGGTTGCGGAGTTTATTTCCGGCGGCCTTCGTACTGGCGGGAAATTTGTTGGCGAGTTGTTCGGATGGACGGGTTCAGCGGCCCCGCCTCTGTGTGTCCTTCCCTACGGGCAAACGCTCGACCGCACGACTTACGCCGCACTGTGGACGTTCGCTCAGGTCGAAATTGGCTTGGGAAGCACGCTCTACAATAACGGCAACGGCTCAACGACGTTCGGTGTTCCGGATATGCGGGGGCGTGTCCAAGCAACCAAAGACAACATGGGCGGCTCGACCGCGGGCCGTTTGACCGCAACGTATTTCGGAGCGGTGACCGGAGCAACCGGGCTGGTGTTGGGCGGCGTCGGCGGTCTGGAGTCGAATATCATTGCCCAGGCCAATCTACCCAACGTCATCTTGGCCACTTCAACGACGGTTACTGGCCGCGTTAACAATACGCTTACCAGCCCTGGAAGTGCGTCTGCCATTGACCTGCTCCAATTGTCAGGCGGTGGTGGCACGGTCTCGCAGGCCTTCCCCGGTACGACCTCTGCGCTCGGCAGCGGCACGGCGCACGCGAACGTCCAGCCAACCATCATCATCAACTGCGCACTGTTCGCGGGGGCCTGATCTATGACAAACATCCGCCCCAAAGATTTACCCGTTGTCACAGTACCCGTCACGGGCGATCGGATCATTATCGATGGTCTGACCACGCGGGTGATCGATATTGCCAATTTTGCCTCATACTTCACGCTCACGGTAGGCATCAAACAGGCTTATTCATCGACAACGACTGACGCCGATCCTGGAGCGGGCACATTCCGTTTGAACAACGCTACGCCTGCCAGCGCGACGGCTGTCTATCTCGACAATCTGGATTTTGCCGGGTCAACGGTTTCGGGCATCATCGATCTCTGGGACGACAGCACCTCTACGATCAAGGGCATCCTGCGGCTTGAGAAACTGACCAACCCGGCTGTTTGGGCGCAGTTCAATGTTACCGGGTCGGTGGTTGATGGGACCGGCTATCGCAAGCTTACGCTTGCGAGCGGAACGGGAAGCGGTGCTTTCACCAATACCGATCCCTTCGCCATTACATTCTACAGAAATGGCGACAAGGGTTCGGACGGTACGATAGCTGGCTCGACCGGAGCGACAGACAACCGGCTGCTGCGGGCAGATGGCACGGGCGGCACTACGGTTCAAAACTCAGCCGTGCTGTGCGACGATTCCGGCAATATGTCTGTTGGCGGCGTTCCCATCGCCATGGCTGGCAAGCAGACGATCTTCATTCCTGCCGCAGCCATCATCCCGCGGATCACGAACGGCCCATCTCTCGGTTCGGTCGAATTGAGCAGCAACAAAATTATGGTGCGAACGCTTGACTTCGATACGACCACCCAGGAATTTGCGCAGTTTTCGGTCTGGTTCCCGAAAAGCTGGAACCTCGGAACGGTGACGTTTCAGCCGACGTTTTCGCAGCTCACGACTGCGGCCGGCGGCGTCGTGTTCGGTCTCGCGGGGCTTGCCGTGTCTGATGGTGACGATCTCGACGCCGCATTCGGCACGGCAGTGACTTCAACCAAGACGGCCGGCACGCTCAACAAGGAATATCAGGGGCCGGAATCGGCCGCCATTACGATTGCCGGAACGCCTGCTGCGGGAGACCGGGTGATTTTCCAGATCAACCGAACGGTGGCTGACGCCAGCGACACGCTGGCGCAGGATGCCCGGCTTCATGGCGTTCGGTTGTTCTTCACCACCAACGCCGCGACGGATACCTGATGCGCTACGCTCTGGTTTTGTCAGGCAGCAGCATCGACAGGTTTTCAACGAGCGTAGACCCGGCCGTCCAAACCAAGGCTGGCTACAAGTGGGTTTCGTGCCCGCCGGTGGCCCCGCCATCGTTCGATCCGGCCTCTGAAATTATCACGGGGCCGATTTACACATTTGCAACGAATTTAATTACGGAAGCATGGGGAAAACGAACTTTGACCGCACAGGAATTGAGCGACGCCAAGGATGCAAAGGTGTCCGCGGTGGACACGATGCAGCTGGCCGTTTCATTCAACATGGAGAACCGGGTGAGGGTGCTAGAAGGTAAGGCCGCGGTGACACAGGCTCAGTACAAAGCCGCGTTGAAGGCGCTGCTCTGATGTTCATGGTCTCTCAGCTAAACGGTCACGGCGCGTTCCCTGCGCCGACGCAGATCACGATTGATGCCCCTGACGGGTCCGCGGGCTTGAACGGATACACGATGATATCTCGCGATGCGGCCGTTCTGAATGGGGTCACGGTTAATTCTATCGGGATGTATTCCCTATTTGCAGGTAGCATTGTTCTCAAGCTCTGCAAACGCAACTCGGCAAACAACTACGATATTGTTGTTTCGCAAACAATCAGCCACGGCGGCACGGGATTCGAAGATCTGATTTTATCAGCAGGCTTTCCGGTCCCCGGTACAGGAACCTATTATTTGGGAGCCTATCAAGCGCTCGGCGTGTCCAACAACGTCAAAACATCAATGGATCGCGCCTACGTTACCGCAAACATTACCGGCAACGGCCAGACCACTACGGGCGAAGACAGCGGCGGGCAAGGCTATCCGCTCCGGTACACGTACCTTTAGCGCCAATTATCCCAGAACCAAAAAATTCAAAAGCCACTGCGGCCATATGTGCTCCGGCGCGACTAGCCAAACCGTCAGTGCCAAGAAGGCTACCAAGCCGGCCACTTCGAACATTTTGCGCATCATAACCGCTTCCTACCACCACAACCCCCAGCGAGACAATATGACCGATCTGAACGCGCTCAAGGCAGCGAACGCAAAACGATGGGCGAACGCCAAGGTAACGCGCAATTTCGCAACAATTGCGAAGAACCTGGTGGGTGCAAAAGCACGCTATCAGGCCGTAGAGGCCAAAACCGGTGTCCCATGGTTCGCAATCGCCGTGATCCACATGCGGGAGTCGTCGCAAAGCTGGCTGGGGTCACTGGCTCAAGGCGATCCGTGGAACAAGGTTTCCGTTCATGTTCCGGCGGGTCGTGGTCCCTTCAAATCGTGGGAAGAGGCTGCGATTGATGCACTGGTCAACTGCGCGCCTCACGCGGCTCGCAATAAGGACTGGTCGGTCGGAGGAACGCTGGCGCTGCTCGAAGGCTATAACGGCCTCGGCTATGCCGCGAAGGGCAGGCCATCCCCTTATCTGTGGGCGGGCACAAATCAATACACGGCCGGCAAGTACGTGGCGGACGGGAAGTATGACCCTAACCACGTAGACACCCAGCCCGGCTGCGCTGGCCTGATCCTCGCCATGATGGCTATCGATCCGACAATCAAGATGGGCGGGGCACCAGCTTCGACCGCGGCAAAGGCGACCGGCGCCGCTGTAGTCGTTGCAGGAACGGCCACCACAGTAGCCGTCACCGCGCAGCAGGGCTGGTCTTGGGCGGAAATCGGCCTCTCGGCATTTATCGTGGCGGGGATTGTTACGGCGATCGTATTACTCATCAGGAAAGCTCGTTCATGAAAACCCTTATCATTCTAACCGTCATCACCGGCCTAGTGCTCTGGTATGCGCTGCAAGGCCGTGATTGGCTGAAGTCGAAGTCTTGGGCTCAGGGCTTCTTTGCCTGGGTCGAGCCTATTGAGATACTGCTGTTCAAGAAAAGCGAGACAATTCTGTTCGCGCGTCTCAAGGTCGTGGTCGGCGCGGTGCTGACGCTGCTCACGCAAATCGGTTCAATCGACCTTACTCCGCTGATGCCGTTTGTGCCCGAGAAGTATCAGCCCTACGTGAATTTTGCCATCAACCTGATCCCGCTGGCGATCTCTGCCATGGGCCTGTTGGACGAGAAGCTGCGCAATACCGTTTCCAAGCCGATCGAACTGGTCGCTCTTCCTGACAAGGTGGTGGCGGAAAACCCGAAGGTTGCAGAAGCCGTAGCGATGGCGGAAGCAACGAAGACGGAAGCGGTTGCCGTTACTGCGGTCGCGGTTGCCGAAGCGAAAGCGGCCTGAGATGGAATGGCTCCTCGGGAAGCTGATCGCGGCGCCGGTCATCGGGGCTATCCTGCAACCGATCATCGGCGGACTGCTGACGGCGCAAAAGCAGAAGCTGGATGCTGTCGGAAGTCATGAGGCTGTAGCGGCCGATCTGGCGAAGAAATCCTTTGATCTCGACATGAAGGAAGCCGAGGTTAACGCCGAAACCGTCAGGGCAGAGCAGGGCAACTGGGTCACGCGCTCGATCCGGCCACTGCTTGCTCTCCCGGTCATCATCCTGGTGTGGAAGCTGTTGGTCTGGGACAAGGCGATGGGCCAGTGGACCGGCGGCAGCACGGACGCGCTGAGCGATCAAATCTGGTGGTACTGCACGACTGTAACCATCGCGTATTTTGGTGGCCGTACTGCTGAGCGTATCGCCGACAAGATCAGCGGCATTTGGAAGAGGTAGATGTGGGAACCGGGCACTATCATCGCACTGGTAGGCGTTACGTTTGCTTTTGTCGGGAACGTTGTTGCCGTAACGGTTTTCGTGGTGGCGCTGAAGGGTCAGATTAAAGAAAACAATACCGCCGTGCTGGGCAAAATCGAAGTGCTCGACAGCCGTATGAAGACAATGGAGATTATCCTTGCCGACCTCAAAACCACGGACCGGCGCCTCTCGTTGGTCGAAGATAGGCAAGCCGCGCTAGCAACGCGGCAGGGCAACATGGAGCAGGATAATCTCTTGATCCGCGAGGATTTGGGGAAACTGCACCAAGGGCTAGATCGCCACAATTCGGTAATGCAGCGGTTCAACGAGACGCAGTTCAAGTGAAGCCCCTCCTCATCCTCCTGCTCCTCACCCTACAGGCGAGGGCAGAGCAGCCAGTGGATTGCGAACGCCTCCGTGCTTACATCGCAGAGCATGGCAAGGTGGTAGCTTACGCCAAGGCGCTGGCTCACGGCTACACGATCAGAGAGATTTCCCGCATTCGGAAGCAGTGCGGGATCTAGAACTGCCGGTCCCTCCTGACGGCAGGAACTGAGGAACATCACTGTTTCTCAACTCCCCACTGACTTGGCCCGGCCTCAGAAATGGGGTCGGGCTTTTTTGTTTGGGTTAGGACGATGGTTGGCCAGCATCGTGGGGCTGGGGCGTTTCTCGGTCGATGTGGGGGAACTTGCGCACGATGCGCTCAGCCTGGATGTAAGCCTTGATCTGCGGCCACGCGATCATTAGCGCTGCCTGCATATACTTGGCTTGCTCGTGTGAACCGTGAAGTGCCATCGTTTCGGCACTCTCGACGGGCTTCACGGCATCGATCAAAAACTGGAATCTATCGTTCATAAGAATTCGTCCTCATCGCGCCACCAGTCGATGCCTTTGCCGCCTTCCTATCCCGCTCCGATTGGGCAACGCGCGCCCTGCGGTTGCCCATGGCCGTATGAAGGGCCTCCTTCGCGGAGATGGGGTGCAGACCTAGCTTTGCGCGCTGCCTGTTGCGCTCCCAATGGGCGCCAAGCGTGTTGTTGCAAATGGCGTGCGCCAGCCGAACGTTGCCGGCCGTGTCGGGGCCATTGTCGCGCTTCGGGATGACGTGTTCAACGGTCGCCGCGTCTTGGTCGGTGGTGTGCTGGCGGCTGTAAGGCTTCATGAGGTCGCCACAGAGGCAGCAACGGCCCTTCTGCTGCTCCCACCAATAATCGACAACGAGAAGCTTCTCGTCTCGCGTCGTCCATTTGAAGTTCGGGTCCATATCCTCAGTATTCCGAAAACGATTTGTGCTTCATGGTTCCGCAGGTCTTGCACCGGAGATGGTAGTAACCGCCGGTTGCGCGGCCCTTCCCATCTATCACATTTCCCTCTTTGTGAATTTCCCACAAACACGGCCCCGAACACCAAAGCCATCGAATGAACCGTTTAATCATATCTCACCTTTGAAAAGAAATCGCGCGGCTGGCGTCCCAGCATTCCGATATTGCAAGCGTCTGCCGAAACAAACGCCGCTCACTTATGACCCCGCTTGGGTCGTGCGATTTTGTCATTCATGCCCTAGTCCCTCGATGTTCGGTCAGCCGCGCGAGACTACGGCAAGGGTGCGATTCATTATCTTCAAAACTTTGGCGACAACCTTGGCCCGTTCGATTGCATTCAAATGCGAGCAGGTGCTATCGACATATCGCCAAGTGGCCTCTTCCAGATCGCTCACGTCACGCTCCCGGTGTCTGTTGGGTTGGCAAGCTCAAGCAAAACGTCAGCATGACAGGTCTGCTCCATTGAGCACCAGCACGCCAAGTTCTTGCCGCGCAGTTCGTCGTAATCCAAGAGCGGCGCGACCTCGCAGGCGAAGCGGACGGCAGGATCAACGATGCCGCTATTCTCGCGGGTGAATGGATTGCCAAATCGCGTCGGCCGCCCGACGTAGACCGTATTGGGCGGCATCTTCCAGCCCTTCGACCGCATTCGTTGGATTCGCTGTGGCATCACGCCTCGCTCTGATGCTGACCATTCGTCACAGCCATACCGCCCACCATTTCTGGTAAAGCCAAATCAAGGGCGGCACGAGCAGCGCCACCCCCAGGAACGCGGCCGCAGTAGTTACGGCCCCTGCGATTGCCGGGTATCGTTCATGCCAAGGTCGCATCAGACCGGCTCGAAGTTGTCGGCGAAGTATGCCGCGGCAACGAGCCATTGGTCCGCGTGGTTTTTGGGGTTACGCGCGATCATGTCGCCAACCTTGGGTGATCCGGCCTTTGCATCTTCCGCTGAAACGGACACTTCCAGCCATTTAAGATCATCCTCACCCTCAACATAGGGGCGCAGATAGGCGATCTGCTTACGGCGGTACGGGGTAAATTCAGTCATTTCGTCGCTCCTGGTTGATGTCTACTGATCATCGCGCCGACTAACGCCAGCAAAGCGCCCGTACTTTCGAACCATTTCCTTCAGAGCGTCGCTTGGCTCTGGCGGATTTCGTATCGCATCATGATATCGCTTTAGAGCCTCGGCCCGCTTTTCCGGCGTCAACTCCGCTAACATCTGCTCAAGCGTCCTCATGTCACCCGTCCCACTAATTCATCTCGGCGAAGTGGCCCGATTTGTTGATGCATTCGATGAAGTATTCCGCAGCACGAAAGGCTGCGCGGTCGAATCCGGCGATATGTTCAGGCTCTGCCGCACGAAGTTGGGCCAGCGCATCCTCCGCCGACATGCCCGGCGGTCGCTTCATCCCAAGGCAGGATTCCGCGATCCGCAAGGTAAGTTCGGCAGTTTCAATCTCGGCCGCTAAAACCTTCTTCATTGCCTCAGTCCCTCCATCCCCTTGCCAGATCACGGTGCCGCGAACTCGTCGGCTTCGCGCTCGCGAACCTTAAATTCTGTGATTTCGTCGCGGGTCATGATCCGCCAGTCGGTCCCCAGGTCATCAAGATTTTGGCTTTTGACGAGGCGCAACAGATCGACTTGTTCAAGCACGTCGTCCGAAAATGCCGGGAGGCCGCCGAGGGTGACAACGATCTCCGTTTCCACCCCCTCAATCACCCCCATCAGATAGACCTTCAGATCGTACTCGACGCCTTCGGGTAGCTTTATCACTGCCATCTATTCCCCCTGTGCTTTGTTGCGGGCTTCGAGGAGCGCGGCGCGGCCGTCTGCCGTAATGCGCCATGCCCTCAAGTCCGAAACCCATGTCGTTAAGCGCGGCTCGTGCGAAAGATAGAGTCCGCGCGCAACGCCGTTCCCAATCATGGCGTACCCTCTCGGGGTGCGTCCTCTCCAAGAGGCGACTGCCTTCCCGATAGAGACGCCGGGCGCCTCCATTTTGTCGTTCAGGTATTTGAGACAGGCGATCTCTCGCCCGGTCAGTTTCGCCATCACTCGCCCTCCGGCTGGTAGGTGAGCATCTTCGGCGGCGCCGGCAGGGCCGGGTGGGTCACCACCAAGCGCTGTTCCTGCACCTTCATGAGGCGCGGGATGTGCTGTTGGCGGAAGTCGCCGGGCTGGGATTTTTCCCAGTTCTCGCGAAGCTCTAGGATGTTGGAATAGGTGTGACCGTCCGGGCTGTGGGCGTCGGTCCGGTTGCGCGCGCGGTGCAGGTCGCGGCGGTCGTTCTCGTAGCTCAGATCAATGTCGTGCAGTGGCACAGTTTCGGCACAGATTGACAGATCATTTCCCGTTTCGTTCATGGTGCAAACCTCCCTATCGGACTATAAAAATCAACAACTTAGTTGTCTCATCATTCTGGCGTGGAAGCAAGCAGGCTTTCTAACTTCTTGAAATGGTTATTGTCTATTTTCTCGAAACTGTGCCATGGCACGGCTAACTTTCCCTGACGCGTTCTTGGTGCCTTTTGCGAGCTCCATTTCTTGCGCCCTCGCGTTGCCGCTCTCGGCCCTCCGGGGTAAGATTGGCCCGCTGCTGTTTGGGTGTGGCCCAGCGGCAATTCCCCGGAGCGTAGGCACCAGCCGGGTCTATACGGTCAAGCGTCATGCTGTCAGGCCGCTCGCCCATGTCGGTGAGGAAAGCTGAAAAGTCAGCTCTCCAACGGTCGCAGACCGTCACACCTCGCGCTCCGTACCGCTCATAGCTGCTGTTATTTGGATTGTAGCAGCGGTTGTTCATGGCGGCCCAAGCGCGATACATTCGATGCTCACGAATCCCTCCCTTTGATTTTGGTTGGACGGGAAGTTCCGCGTAGGTACTGCCGAGCTTTCTAAGTCTCTTGTAGTGGGTCGAACAGTACCCTCGCGCCTGCATGGGCCGTCCGCAATCTTCTATCGCGCAAAGCTTGCTCATATGTTTGCCGCTCCGTCTTGATTGCTGGGATCATGATGAGCGTACACTCTCTCAAGCGTCCTAACGGTCATCCCGAGGAAGCCTGCGGCCTCCCATAGCGGTACGCGCTTCTGCGCCATCCATGTTGCGCGCGTGTGGCGCAACGTGTGGCGGGTGACCCCCTTCAGCCCAGACGCCTTGATGATCTTTCTCCATGCGCCGTGCGGGTCGGTGACCTCGCGCGAGCCTGGGTGCCATTGGTCAGTGAAGTGACAAACGAGTGCCTCTCCTTTGTCGAGACGCTTCCACCGCTTCAAATGCGACAATAGCCGGCGGCCGATTTTGACCTTCGGGGTACGTTTCTTTTTGCTCGACGGTTTGCCATGACGCTTGCGGGTCAGGACTTCGGCATTCAGGTCGATCTGATCCCAGCGCAGCGCGAGGATGATCCCCGGCCGCGACCCGGTGTAAAGGCCCAGAATAATCAACCGCCGCATGTGCTGGTAGCGCCGTGCTGCCCACAGCAGCCGCGCGGCTTCCTCTCGCGTCAACCATCGGTCTTTCGGATCGTTCGGCGCCACCATCTCAAATTCCGGCACCGAATCCAGCGGCCCATATTCCTTGTGCCAGTAGACGACAGACTGCTTCAGCACCTTCAGGTCCGCGCCGGCACCTTGCGCGGCTTTGCTGGCGATGTAAGCCCGGCAACTCTTGACCGAGATATCCCGCGCTGTCTTATCGCCCCACCACTTCAACAGGTTGCTGATGTTGTAGCCCATGTTGCGGGCGCTCGCCTTGTTCGGCGCGACCTCACTTCCATAGGCTGCCAGCATCTCTGCTATCATTGGCGAACTCGACGGGGTAGGTCGATGCTTTTGCCCAAGGTATTTTTCGAGGAATTTTTCAGCCTTAACGCGGTCTCCCTCGCCGCAGCCAGTGCGGACGAAGCGCGTTCCGTCTCTGATGACGTAGACCTTGCGTTTCGGATCAAGGTAAAGTCGGGGGCCTTTTGATCGACGCGGCATAAGCGAACCATTTCCTTCACATCGGCGGGCGTCGTGTAGTACCGCTTGCCTATCTTGTAAATCGCCAGACGACCGCGATCAGCCTCCGTTCGGAGGGTGTACACCGAGAACTTGAAGTGCTCGGCGGCATCCTTTAGCGTGATCGTGTCGTCATCTAGGGTCATGGCTCTTGCGATCCTCCCACAGCATCGCCAGTGACTTCCGATGCATAGACGAGGCCGCACTTGGCGAATTCCTCCGCTATGTTGACGAGCAGATCATTGGGGATCGGAGTGCCGTCGATCCGACGCCACCATTTTGCGTTATGCTCTTTGGCTTTCCAAATCTCCAAGCCGCGTTCGGCCAGTGACATGGCCTCCATGAATGACAGGCGCTCAGGCATCACCACCAAATCCCCTTCAAAAGATGTTTCGGAGTTGTCCCTAGCGCGGTCGCGTAGCGCTCGATGCCGTCCAGCAAGAGGCGCTGGCGGCCGATCTCGGTGTTAGTGACGGAAACCCGCTTGAGCCCGACGCGCTTCGCAAGGTCGTCCTGGGTGAGGCCCAGCGTCTCTCGGATCATCCGAATGCGGACGCCGACGCTGATGTGACAAGCCTCTATCGGCTTAGCCATTGGATTTCTCCGGGGTTGAGAGATTAGGGCGCGAGACCGAGGGGGTGGCGGGAGCCATTAAAGATGATGGGTCGATGCCCGAATCTCGCAGGAGATTGGCCTTGATCGTGACCTTGTCTTGGTGGTGCGCCATCAATGCCTGGCGGACCACTTCCGCCTCTCTCTCGTTTAGGTCTACTGCCGGGTGCCCGTTAAAGTTCAGGCGGCCGCCACAGATCGTTGAAACTCTCCGCAGGTTTTGAACCGTCCGCCTGAGGTCCTCTACGGCGTCCATCTTCTTTTGAAGCTCGTCGGGTCTCATCATTGCGCACCCCAAATCAGGCGGTAGCCTATTTCCAGCAACGCGATGAAGCCAAAGCCAACGATTATTCCAAACGTCCAGTTCACGATCCAGTAGCCGTTCGGCGGTGGGTTACCGATAGTCATGGCGTTCCCTCTGCTCTCTGAGGCTCCGTTCCAGCGAGCCCTCACGCCACACAATTATTAGCGAAAATGAGGTTCGCCCCTCGCGCCGACGCGGCGGGAAGGTGAACTGAAACCAGTTTGGCCCGTAGCAGAAGAACCCCGCATTATGTCCGGTGTATCCGCGGATGAAATTGAACCTTGGAAATCTCATGCGTCGTCCCTCATTTTCTCGTATTCGTAGTCCGGGTCGCGCCAGCTAATGTGGCACTCGCCATTGCAACCGTTTGGCTGCCAACCGCCGCGGCTTTCCCACAGAGCGGCGCCGCAAAACTCGCAGCGGTCATCATCCGGATTGTAGGTTTTCCAGTCATCGTAGGTCATTGTTCGTACTCCCACCAACCAGAGCCGGGAGGCCCGTAGACGATTCGGCCCAGATTGCGCGGCGGCGACGGTTTGCGGATGCAGTCGTAATCGACACAAATGTCAGCATCTTCGCTGTTGCAATACGTGCCGGTTACGGGACACATCTTGGAATGTGTTTCGTCGTCGCTCATGGGGTGTTTCGCATTCTGCGAAGGAAGCGAGGGAGCCTCCGGCAAGCCGCACTTCGCGCAGCGGGTTCCGGCGCCGTTGCAGACGATAAGCGGCGAATTGCACTGACAAGACAGCGCGGGGCCGCCACAGGTGCATTC